GGTGTGATTACTTTTTTCATAGCAGCATATCTTCTTCCTCACGAATTTCATCAACGCTCATTGCGCCAATGCGGTTCAAGATTTCATAAACTTGCGCACGCTCATAAGGATTGCCACGCAAGAAATCGTCCAAATCAAATGACACGCGATTGCCTTGCGGCGTAAAATCTTGGAAAGATAGACGTTGTTCAATTATTGACATGTAATTTCTAAAAGCAAAATCCACAAGGTCACGCCTTTTGTCTAAAGCGTTGGAATAAGTGAAACTGGATTGCTGAGAATCAGTGAAATACGCTGGAAGTCCACAAGCGCGGCTTAATTCTAATGCCACATAATTTCTTGCTTCATTTAGCTGAATACTCTTAGGGTCAAAGCCTAAAGTTTCCAACGTGACATCTGCGTTAAGGAATGCCGTTGATTTTGAAGCACGCGCTGACTTCCAGGCACTTAACAACTTTGCCACACGATCGGCTGGCAATGATGTGCCATTTGATTTCAAAACCATTTGTGGAATTGGCTCAACCGCAAAATTCATTGCGGCCTTTTCTAATGCAGCAGCGGCACGGATTGTGCGACCGGCACGCGATAGCAAACCTTCTTGTTGTCCAGCGAAAACGACTAAATTTGTTGCATCAACATAAGAACCGTCAATTTGATATGCGGTAATTTCTGTACCAAGCAAATTTGTTTGAATTGTCACGCGTTCAGGTGCAACACGTTCCATTGCGCGAATTCTGCCCGTGTCTGCATAACGGTCTAGAACGAAAGCATAAGCATTTGGAAAAAAGAATAAATCGGAAATAATCCAAGCCCAAAATGTTGCCCCTGGGATTCGTGGGTCAGGTTGGTTGATTACGCGCGGTTGCGCAATTTTCTCACCAGTTGCTTCATTGCGTGTGTGCATTGGCAATGAAGAAATGGTTTGGATAATTCCTAAAGCACGCGCACAAGTCGGAACGCTCATGGCTTCCGCACGCGTTGCCATAGCAATGCCAGCGAAAAACAATTGTCCCTGTTCCTGGAAGTACGGTGCCAAAGAAGCCGCATCAACTTCAGCTGGAACGGCAGCATCAACCTTGCGCGGCACTAACAAATCAAAGAAACCCATGCGCCAATTTTCACAGGGTTTTACACCTAACCAACCATAATGTCCAAATCATTGTCTTGGCGTGTCGCAAAGTGGCTGACAAGCGAAACGGCCACGGCCGCGCAAACAATTTGGCCGCTGGCACGCCTTCCAATAACCCAGCCGCCGTCCCCGCGCTTTAATTGAACGGCTGCCAATACTTGTTGGGTCAATTCGGATTGTCCACGGTGTTTGAGTCGCCCTGAGTTGATTGCTGACAACATTTCGTCACATGCTTGTGGGTAAGCCGTGTCCATGTCGAAAATTGGAATTCCAGCGGGCGCAAGTCGGGCTGCAACCGCCCCTGCCGTGCGGCGTGAATATAGAACCTGCTCTACTGGATATTTGCGGGCGTAATCGGCCAAATCATTGGCAATGGCCTTATCGTCCAATTGCAAATCATTTTTCCAAGTGTGCAGCAATTTGACCACAAATGATTCATCTCCAAGTTTTTGGGCTGCGACCAATGCGGCGTGCTTTCGGTCAGGGGACAAATCAATTGCCAACCAGGTTGTCTTTTCAATATCCAGGTCAACTGACTTGTCCAGGCAATTGCCCCAACTGGCAGTGTCAACGGCTGAAGATATGGCAACAACCCAACGGCACAAAACTTCAGTCATTACGACATCAGGTGGGTCATTAAAAACTGCACGCAAATTGTCAGGGTGAATTGTGATGCCCATTGCGGGGTTTGACCATTTTGCATTTTCAATTGAAATTTCGTCACTTGGTGCTGACCATTCAAAATAGCCAATGTCGTCATTGTTTCCCGCGATCGTGGCCAATGCCCTTTCTCTAAAAGAATTCAGTACCAGGCTTGCAGAATCGCCTGCATTTGTATAACTCATAACTAAAGGATTTTTTGCAGCCATAAGTGTGTAACGCAATGAAGCAAAACTTTCTAAGTCGCTCATTTCGCGCAATTCGTCCAGGTGAATGGTTTCAGGTCGGGAAACACCACGGGCAGCTGAACCGCCTGCCTTTACGATAAAGCGCGTTCCATGAATTGTTTCAATTTCTTCCGCACCATGCGCCCAACGAATTCGTTTAACTTGTTTGGCCAAAGATTCGTTGCCTTCAATAAGTGAAATCAATTGACGAAATTGCTCAAGGCTTGTTGCAAGTCTGTGAGCCGACCCAATTTGAAGCGGCTCTTTCCATAGGAAAAGGCCACCAAGAATTCGAATCTGTTGCAAAAAACTTTTTCCATTTTGCCGTGCCACCACAATGCAATTGACGGGCGTTGCCCACCGACCGTCACTCTTGACCTTGTGTGTGTGAATCAAGGCGAATTTTTGCCACGGCATCATTTCTACGCCAATGCTGGAAGCCAAATCAACCAATTCAAGCCCCAATGAAGGCAAATCGTTCAGTGGGGTGTGGATTCTTGGGGTTTCAACGCCAAATAGGGCGTTTTCCGCATCTGTGTCCCTACCCAAAACCGTTTCAAGCCGATTTGAGCCGTCTAGAGGCAATAGGTGACCTGTTGTGACCTTGCTAGTCATTTTCGTGGCTCTTTGAGTCGTTTTCGGGGTAAAAAGATACAGGAAGGGTCAGGGGTGTTCCCGTGCTGCTAAAAAATGGGCTTGTTTGTGCATTTTTGGCGTTTTTGCCGTTTTGACGGTTATTACCGCCTTTTGATGAATTGCACCTGGAACACAAACATTGAAGGTTGAAATCTTCATCACCGCCCCCACTACTTCTTGGGATTATGTGGTCAACGGTATTGCCTTCCATTCCACAAATCTGACAACTGAATTGGTCGCGTTCAAGAATGCGCTGACGAATCTTGCGCCACCTGGAAGTTGAACCATTGTCCTTTAATGCACTACTCATCATCAATACCAATTGTGTTTCTTATGATGCAACAATGCAGTGCATGAATCACCGTATCGTGCAGACACATATTTGAGTGTTGCATCTATCTGACGATAAGGGTCAAGGTTTCTGTAATGCTTTGACTTCATTTGACCTAATCCCCAATGCGAACCATTCTGCGCCAAATAATTCCAGCGACTCTCTTTCGTGATGATCGTATTGAAGCATTGAAATTGCTTGTAATTAACTATGCGTGAATGTGCATAAAGTTTCAATTGGTCTATTGAATAGTTTTCAGCTGATGCATTGTGAATGCTTGTTATTGAAAGCAATGCCGCAATGACATAGACCTTGCCCATTAGCCGTTTACGCCCTTGCGAGATAAACGCCTCAGCGTCTCGCTTCAAGCGGAACCAGCGTACCAAGAGTGTCAAGCAATTGAATAACTTACGCATGGGCTTGGGCGCGTCCCACACCTTTTGCACCACTGTGGATAAAGCCTGTGGATAACTATTCATTGATGTCCCCAACCTTTTCCTTTAAAATGAACGGGATTTGCTGACCACACGCGCACCAATGGAATCTGACAATTGCTGCAATTACCCGCCTGGATAGCCCCGTCACTATCAATTGGCTGGTTTATGGCAATGCTTATGCCACACATGTCACAGGCAAATTCATAGATTGCCATTATTGCCAACCAACGCAACGCCCAGTTTTGAACACACTGTGCATTCCAGCACTTTCACATGGTCAGGCAAATTGTCAGTGATGATTCGAATCAGCTGAGTTGTCACCTTTTTGCACGCCCGACATTCAAATTGCATCTGTTCCATAATTGCTCCTCACAAGGTTTTCAATGGGTTGCAAATTGGGTTGACTGACCCACCAATTTGGTTGCCTGGAATGGCGATACTTTTCACGCTTTGCAATGGCAATTGGAATCCAGCCAACTATGTTGTAAGCCGTTGATGAATTACCAGTGACCAGCACTGCAATATCAGTGGAACGGTCGTATTCATGCACGATCAATTGACCTTCACTGTATTTAGTCCAACGCACTTCAATGCCTTTACCAACATCAGCCTTTTCTTTTCCCTTTTCTTCAAATGGGTCAAATGCAAGGTTGAAGTATTTGGCCACTGCCCATTCGCTGCCAATGGCTTCAGCATCTTGTGCAATGGATTCGTGCAGTGTTTTGTCTTTTGTGTAAGTGCGTTGCGTGCCAGTGCCATTCCAGCAATACTTCTTTGCCATAATCCAGGCACTTATGTGACACAACAAGGCTTCCTCACGGTCTAACGTGACTTTCAACGCTTACCCCTGCACGTGAAACAAAACCAAACTGGATTGTCCTCAGCTGCTTTTTGGTATCCAAACGCATCAAACTTTTGAATGGAAGCACACATGTCACATTGCATGACGGGATAGGAATCAACGATTTCACCGTTTTTCATCAGGGTGCAAGTCATTGTGCGTGGATTGATTATTTCAACATAATCGCTCATACCTGTGGCTCCCATTTTCCTGTTGATGTTAAAACGTACCAATTAGGCGCACATTGCGTGGCCTTTGTGCGTTCGGTGCAGAAATACCCACCCCAGGCTTTTCCGTTTTTGCCTTCTCCGCTTTTGAAAATGCGGTGGCCATGTGAACATTGTGGTGCTTCAGGTATTAATTCACCGCCTAGTTGTGATGCGATATTTTCAACAACCGCACCGATCGTGGGCATTTCGTTTTCAATGTAATTTGTTGCCCATACATCAGCAACTTCAGTTTTGGCAGTTGATGTTTTTAGTCCTTCAACCTGGCTCATTTGTTCCTTTGTGCTTCTAGTGTCTGCACCTAGAACCAGGCCACAACACCTGCCAATTGCGCTTGTTGATGTATCTTCTAAAAACCAGCGTTTCATGTTGGGATTGAATGCCGCCATGTATCCATAAGCGTAATCAACACCCGCTGGCTTGATGTCGCCTAAATCACGATAAACCGTGCATTGAATTAGGACATAACCCTTTTCTGCATTGAAATCCACAATGGCCGTTTGAATAGAACCGTTGGGATATGTCTGCCAAAAACGCTTGATGCGTGTTGCAACATCTTCATAATTGTCTAGGAATCCCATTACTTCACCGACCTTTTAGCTGCTGAAATGTGACGGCTGAT